TCACCTCGAACTATTTGATTAGCTCTAGTAACACCAATTCTTGTGCCACCACGACCTAATTCTTTACGCCAATCTAAGCCCTTTTGGGCTTCATTCTTCATGCCTTTATTCGGTTGGTAACTTGCCATGCTTCTTTCTGTTGTACTTAGTTTTGTCTTTATGTCTTTTGGTTAGACCTTGTTTTGGTGTTTTCTTACGAGCAAAGATTTTATCCCAACGATCTTTAAATTCTTCGTGTGAGATTGCTTTAGGTCTCCTCTTGCTGCCCTTGCCCATCTTCTAGTCCTTCAATGTCTGGCTCAACAGGTGCTTTATTAGCCCCATAAGGCTGATAAGCCAATTTAATATCCATATCTTTAGCTAGTTCATCTTCTCTTTGATGTTGTTCAAACAATTCTTCAACATCTCTACCATAATTCGATTGCACATCTTGTAGGGTTACTATTCCTGCTTGTAAACCATCAACATTAGCTTTAACTTCTTTTACAGGATCAATCCAGCCCCAGCTTCTTCCGACAAAGATAGCACTATCTGAAAACTTGTCGTATTTGTCTGGTGGTAGCATGAAATCTTGTTTAAATGACATTGTTTGTAGCAACCATCTTTCAAAAACAGGTTGAATAAAGTGATCAATCATAAACTTTTGTAGAATCCTATAGTTATCTCTCTCCTCTAATGTACCTTGTCGAATAGAAGAATAGTTTACACCCTCTAAATTATTGGCTAATGAGACATAAGATACGCCTAATCCTGAAGCTATACCTCGTAATACTGACTTGTGAAAGCTGTCAAATCCTGATGTTGGGTGCTGTGGATCAAAGGTTTCTATGCCTTGTCCTTCTGCTAATTGCTCAAATGTACCTGCTTCAGCGTTCATAATAGGGGTATAATCATCTTCTGTATCATCACCGACATAGGCATCACCACTTGGGCTAGTAATAAAGCCCATTTTAGAAGCCCCAACTCTTGCTGCTATAAGTTCAGCTTCTTCATAACCATCTAGCATCTTTAATCTTGCTAAAGCTGTAGTCATAAATGGCAATCCTCTAGTTTGTTCAGGTCTATCAGGTTTATAAGCATGAAGTATATCTTCTGCTGGTACTTCTATGTGTTGTCTATTGCTTCTACCAAAACTTGTATTGTATGGATTCTCTTTGAACAACATATATGAGATAGGTTTTTTAAATTGATCTAGTTTCACACCCATAATGATTTCTTGATCGTTTTTTAATATTTGATTTTTTTCTTCATCAAGATAATCAGCATCTAAGAACTGTATTCGGTATGGATCGTTAGCATCATTAGTTGTTATGTGCCTAATTAAGACCTCACCATCTCTAGCTAAAGATTCAATAAACAGTTTTTGTGCATCTACGAAAGATAATTTGCCATCTATCGTACAGTTTCCACGCTTAGACCACTTACGCCACTCTCTTTCTATAAGCTGATTCCCGATAAAATCTAGCTTATTATCAGGGTTTCTAGCCTTAGATTGCAGTCTAATGCCATGTTGTCCAACTACATTGGTAACTAAAAGCTGTAAATATCTCTTTGCATAATCGTTGTTTCTTGCCTGTTCACGACATCTATCTCGTATTTTTCTTAGATTAAAACGAATATTGGAATCAGCACTATTAGAGCCACTAATCCAATCGGCAAATAGATTGCCTGTATTGGCTGCTGCATAGTTTCTTACCTTTCGTTTTGCCTTTTTACGACTTTTAAATAAATTATCCCAAATTGCCATTTTTAAAATCTAACTTTTATTGTGTTTCCTGTGTCTTGGTTGTTTTCTATCCTAGCTCTTTTTATTTCTTCATTATATTCAGTTTTATATCTGTCCCTAAATGTAAGTAAATCAGGAACAGACATTCTTGATAAAGAACGACCAGCTATTGAGTAAGACATCTGATCTTGTGTTGCTCTATTCTCTAATACAGCTTCTATATTATCCAAACAGATCTTTGCATGACTTCTTAAATCTGCTGTTGTGTTTTGTAGGTTGGGTAAGATCGTTGTTCTGCCCTGATCTACTACCAACCTTTGTGAATCTGCTGATCTAATAATAAAAGCAGCCCATTGATAGTCACCTGCAACTTGATTGGCTGTACTAGCACTAGCAATTTCAACTAAATATGTTGATTCTGCTTCTGTAGCTGTAATAGTAAAAGCATTTGATGATCCTGTGTTATCTTCTGTGAATCTATACTCAAGAGCATAGGTATCTAAAGGGTAATCACTTACTAGATCATCTCTACGCCAAACCCATCTATCACCTACTACTAATTCATCAGGTTCTTGTGTTGGATAGTTTGCTCTGTCGAATAAGTTGCTCATGTCAATAGTGTAACCTAAATTATAATGCTAATCTTTCCAACTCGTAACAAAATTCTTAGGCTTTCTGCGATATAATCTCCGTCTATCCCTAATTAATGATGGTTTTTCTTGAATTTTTGACTCTTTTTCTGTATCTACTCCTTTTTGTAGTAGCTTATCAAAGTTTGGTTGTAGTATGTGGATTGCTGCTAGTCCGTACACAAAATTATCAAGACTTTCATTCCTTTTTCGAGTTTGCTTCCACACCAGCCTTCTTTTACCTCGTACAAACGATGATATTCTTTTCTCAGCAGTTAGTTGTTTAAAATATTCTTCATCTACTGTGTTGGGAAAGTGTATTAAATTAGTATCTTCGTCTTTTAATCTTGCATGAATAAATTCTTTAGCTGTATCAACACCAAGAGAATATAAGGCTGTTTTTCTTTTACCAACAAATGTTGGTCTTGATACTATCGGTTTATTTGGGGTCGATGCACCTTTAATGGCGAATATTCTTCTTTGATTCTTACCATGACAATAAGCGTAAACCTGATCTGTAAAATTACCCCCACTATCTATAGTCGTACAAGCAATAGGTAACTTGCCACCATCTTGTTTGGTATAGATTTCTTTTAAAAATTCATCTAGTTCTTGCCATATCTCTTTTGTGGCTGGATTACCCCAAATGATTCTATATTCTATAACCCATGCTTCGTAATTATCAGAGAAGCCTATGACTTGAACTTCTAGCCTGTCGTTTTGTGTATCTACTCCTGCTGTTATGACTAATACTTCATCAGGTATAGCTTCGTGATTGTATTGCTCACACTTAGCCATCAAACCTTCTGCTTCTATTTCTTCTCCTTGTTCTTCCCATGATTCTCCTAATGATGTATTGATAAAGGTCTGTAGCAGTTCAGGTGATTTTTTAGCTTCTAAGAAATCTTGTACTAACTCAACCCATGTTCTGAAAGGTGAGTACAATTCTGAGATATGAAAGCCTACTTTTCTAGCTTTAGGATTCTGTGCTTCCCATTTTCCTTTCAATAGCATTTGTTGTTTTTTACTTTCAGGAATAATTACTCCACAATGTTCACATGATAGTGAAGCTGTTTCAGGTTTATTTTCGAGCCATGTTATTTGTTGCCATTTCAGTTGTTGGTATTGGTTACATTCTGGGCATGGTACTTTATACACTCTTTTATCTGATTCATCGTATGCTTTTTCTATTCGTGATAATCCTTTTATTGTGGGTGTTGATGTTAGGATAATCTTACGATTCCAAAAGGTAGTTGTTCTTTTTCTCGCTAGGTTAATAGGATCACCTTCCGTTCCTGCTGATACAGGAAATCTATCTACTTCATCACACAACAATATTCTGATAGGTCTTGATGCCAAGCCTGAAGCACTATTAGCACCAACTATAGTTATATGACCACCTGCATACTTCTTGTGTAGAGTAGTGTTTTCAGCATCTCTACTTCTTGGATCACGAACCTTGCCTTTCAGTTTTGGTGTATCTCTAAGCATGGGTGCTAAACGATCTTTACTGAAAGCCTGTGCCATCGTTAGTGTAGGTTGTAAGCATAGTATGGTTGATGGTTCTTGGTCTATGTAATAGCCGATTGCATTTAGTAGTATCTCAGTTGCCCCAACTTGGCTAGATTTAAGAAAGGTTATTTCTTCAACATTTGGATCATTGATAACTTCCATAATCTCTCGTTGAAATGGCACACGATCTGTACGCCATTGACCAGCTTCGGCTGATGATTCAGATGATAGTTTTCTATGATTATCACTCCATTCGGCTACGGATAAGTTGGGTGGTGGTTTCCAAATATTACTTATCGTCTGCCATATCGGATTTAGCTGTTGCATCTTCTGATAATTCCTCTAAACATTCATACACAGCTTCTTTGATAATGGCTTGTGCTTCTTGTGGTGTTTCGGCTGCTTGGGTTAGGTGTCCTAGCTTGGTTGGTAGTGCTAATATCTTGCTTCTTACATTGGTTACATAATCAGACCATATTGTTTTAATTAGATCGGCTGATATTAGTTCATCTTCTTTTTCTTGTAACTCTAACTCTGCTCTATCAGCTTGTGCTTTGGTTAGTCGTGTTCGTTCTTCGTTTAGATCGCCACTTCCATGCTGTTTACCTTTAGAAAGTGATCTTAAATAACGAATATATCTTACACGACAATCATCTAGGTCTTGTCCACCTGACTTACCAGACTTTATCAGTATATTTTCGTTAAAAAGGTCATGTACTCTTACTGATGAAAGGTCTAAATGTTCTGCTACTGATTTGATTGTTGCCATGTTATTCGCTTAAATATAAACCACATTTATAGTCGCTAACGCTAAAAAAAGATCGAGTCTCTT